GTTTTCAAGAAAAGCCAGAAACCGCAATGGTTTCTGGCTTTTTTCTTTTGATAAACTCTGATATAACCGAGCAAAGAAAAACATAAAAAATCGAGGTTCATTTGAGGTGCATGGCTCTTAAAATCAAGTTTTGTGGTTCATGTTGTGGTTCATTTTTCCCGCTTGCGGTGCTTCGCAGACTCGACAAATTGATCGCATTTTGCTCTGAGCTCTGGGTCATTCATCACCTGCCGCGTTAGGTCAAGCGCCATCTCGGCAAGCGTGTCTCTTTGATGGGACGGGATGGAGTCGTAATCAATTCTGAGATGCTCCGCGCGCTGATATGTCTTCCCATCGTGCAGAATTGTATCATCCGGAACCTCCTGATTCCCGTTGAAATAGGCAAGGACAAATCCTTCGCCTGATTCACCGGTACATTGATATGCATACGATCTAACTTCCAAATCATCTTTAGGCATATTTCTTCCTCCTGCTCTATTGAGCCATGCACCCGCTCTTATTTTATCGTGATATAGCAAAAGCCGCTATGCTGGATTTCTCCACATAGCGGCTTTATTTTCTATAACGAAGTTCGTTATAACCTAACGATTCCATGCAAAATGAGAAAATACTTGTTATATTTTCTCGTAAAGGAGCATGGCTATGATTAGGATTTTACTGTCCACGCGCCTCGGCGAAAGGCGCTGGACGCAGGCTGATCTCGCTCGCGCAACTGGCATACGTCCGTCTACCATCAACGACTACTACCACGAATTCGCCGAGCGTGTCAACCTTGAGCATCTGGATTTGATATGCGAAGCACTGGACTGTGATCTCGAAGATCTGATTATCCGCATACCGAATAGTGAGCCGCGGGTACGGACACGGACCGGCTTTGAATTACATACCAAACGCTGACTTGCTCCCCAAAGCCCGGACGCTTACCATGCGTCCGGGCTTTCTCCTTTTGCGGGAATCGTATAGGCCTCTATGGCGTTCAGAACGTCGCCGGGCTGGCATTGAAGCTGGTGACACAGGATCTGGATCGTCTCAAAGGGAACGTCCTGATGCAGCCGCATCGCCTTGACGGTCTTCGTCGCCAGGCCGAATTTCTTGCCGACCTGCGCATCGGTCAGCCCGCGCACATCTTCGCGCTTTAGAAACGGGTCAAAGGAAATGATTGTTCTTCTGATGCCGCGCTCCATGACTTCGTCGTAGTTCATTGATACCTCCTAAGTCTCTGCTTCATCCGTCAAATCAGCATTTGAAATGGTAATCCGTTCTCCATTTGGCAGTATAAACGCCAGCTTACAGCCGCAATACTCAGCTATCTTTACAAGATCTTCGGCAGACCATCGTTCATTCGAAAACTTATTGCTTAGGCTCTGCTTACTACTCATACCTAAGACTTCCATCAAATCCGACTGCTTCTTTTCGCGCTCCAGCAGCAGGGCTTTGACCTTTTTTGAAACCGACACCTTGCGCCACCTCCTTCTAGTACGAATATACACCATTTCCGTTTATACGTCAATAAAAAAGTTTTACGAATCCACGAAAATATTTAACTTTTCTATTGACAAGTACACGAAAATGGTGTAATATAAGCATGTAAGGCAAAGCCGAACAGCTTTTTGAAAGGAGCGAGGTGAATGAACGACGTGAACGTCACCGAGGCGTTGCTGAAAGCAATCCTCGAACTCATCGAGAAGTGCGAAACGCTCGAAGAACTCCGCGAAAGCGTCAAGCGCATCATGGATGAGTAAATAAAAAGAGTAGCGGCCCCTTCCACAGACCCGCTACTCAAACACCCCAAAAGGTGAGCCGGGAGCCTTACCCCGGCCACCTTGATTATAACCGAGTAAGGCAAAAATATCAAGGAGGAACACAAAATGAAATACGCTGACATCAATCGCAGATTTACCGAGATCGTAGCCGAGTGGCTGGCCAAGGGCTACTACATCAATACCGCTTCCATGAGCGGCAGTCAGGGCGAAACCGCAAAGATCGATCTTACGGACGGCAAAGAGATCGTCCGCATCTTAGTAGACCGCTTCTCTGATTACGCGGCAAACGTTGAGGGCGTCGAGATCATCGTCGGCAAGGCGCTGGATGCCGATGTCCGCCCCAACAACAACGACAACTGGGCGACGCTCTGGAACAACCGGCTCGAAGTCCTCCAGCAGGAACGGTTTTTCAAAATCGGTGAAAACCGCGTAAGCGGTACGCAGTACGGCACCGAGGCCGAGGCGAAGGCCGCTGCAGAGCTGCGCCTCAAGCGGTACATCGCTAAGGAGTGTTCTTCCAAAAGCAAAACATTTACCGGTGAGGCCATCGAGATTGCCAAGCGCGTTATCCGCCGCAAGTTTGGGGCCAACCGCATTGCCACGGCCTACGTAATGGTTTTCAAGTATGACAACGCATATTGCGTCAGCTACCGGGACAGAACCTATCGGCTGCGTTGAAAGGGGAAATCCGCACCATGAAGAAGATAACTGCTATGGATTACAAGAGAGCTGCCAGAGACGCCATGAAAAAGACCGTCGGCTTTGCACCCGCCCTAAAGAACATCATCCCTATGGAGGGCGGAGACAACGGCGAGATCGTCACAGACGTTGCTTTCTGCATCGCAGCCACCGGTAAAGGGTACTCTTGGAGAATCGGCGGCGAAGTCGAAAGAGCTGAAGCGTATGACATCCAGCCACAGAACGCATAAGGGCAAGGAGGAAACCAAATGAAAAACGTAAAAGTCGAGTGGTGTGAAAACTTCATCCGGGCGCGGTTCACAAAGCATCATCCATTTCCCGGCGGCGGAATTGAGGTCGGCTGTTTCTGGAACATGGCAGAACGCGCTGGGCTGTGGGAACGTGGAACTTACGGATCGCCGATGAGCATCGCGCTTTCGCACCTTTGCACGGCCGAAACTGTCCTCGACGGAGACGGAAATTACTGCTACACGGTATTCAAGCTGACATAATAGAGTCCCGCCCCGGAGGTTACGAGGGCTGAAAGGGTAAATCATGAATAAAATCCGCCGCAAGAATTTGCAGGCTATCATTGACCAGTTAGAGGAGCTGAAAGGCGGCCTCGAAGACCTTCAGGCCGAGGAAGAAGAATACCGAGACAACATCCCGGAGAATATGCAGGAAAGCGAACGCTATGAAAAGGCCGACGAAGCCTGCGACAATCTTTCCAGCGCCGTGGACAGTCTGGAAGAAGCCATCAGCAGCATCGAAGCTGCTATCGAGTGAAAGGAGCCATCATGGAAGACAAAATCATCATCGACCGCATGGACGCGGAAGAATTTCTCGCAATGCTCATGGGCGCTGCCAAGCAGGACAACCCGACCCAGTATTACAGCACCGCCCAGATTATTGAGAACATCGCCAGCGAGTTCAAGAACCTTTGCAAGCTGTAAATCCAAGGCTGTCCTACCGGCGTGACGGGGAGAAAGGAAATGCTATGACCTATCTTGAAATTCTCGGCTGGGCGCGTAAGGGCATTCAGGCCGATAAAGTGAAACATCGCGAGATGCAGGAAAAGGCCCTTGAGGGGCAGGCGCTCGACATCGCAAGACACTGCCAGGAAGTTATTGATGCGCTCGATGTCAAGCTGGCAACTCTCGATGAGATCGAAGACCTGCACAACAGAAAGTGAGGGACAGCATGGAGAATAAGTCCTGGACAGTCACTTATCGCAATCGTGACAACGGCCAGCGGATCACCGCTGCTGTGTTCGCAGTGGATCAGCAGCAGGCACGAGAAAAAGCCAAAGCCGACGGCCGCGAGGCATGGGAAGTCGAAAGTATCGAACCAAACGAGGAAACGCTGGCGCGGATTCTCATTGCCGAATTTGCCAAGAAGCAGCAGGGCGGACACTTCGCGTGTCCACGCTGTGGGAAGATGACGATGGACGCAGAGAGTGTCACGCGCAATGCCCTCAGCCGCCGTGTCGGCTGCTACATCTGCGATACTTGCGGAACGGTTGAGGCCATCGAAGATTTCGCGCATAAGCAGGATTCGCTCAGCACGTGGGCAATCGTGAGAGAACCGGAACGATGGCACATGCTGAGTTGGATTAGCGACAATATTAAGATTGATGGCCACGAGGGAACGTGGTACATCATTGACGAGGGTGATTTTCAGATTACCCCGGACGTAAACGGCGAGCCACAGACACTTACCGCGCACCTGTTTCTACTCGAAAGCAGAAAGTTCGGCGACGAAGCTGCGTGTCTGATCGTCGACAAGAAAAAGCAGCTTGTCATGGAAGATGTCTGGAACGGCTTTGACGATCTGGAAGACGCCGGGTGGGAGCGAATCGAAGAATAGTGTGCCGCGCGAATGAGCATTTCAAGATAAGCGCCTCTGTCGCGTCGCTGCTGGACTTGCAAGTTTAGGCAGCGCAAAGCGACGAGAGAATCAATGGGCAGATATAAAAACGGCGTAGCGAGCCGCCAGAGCCGCGCAAAAAAGAAAACCCCTCACATGACACTTCTGCCATGCGAGGGGTTTGTTCGTGTGTTCAGATAAAGGCGCTGTCCACGTTGTCCGATGCGTCCTGCTCCTGAAAGCCGTTTGCCTTGGCGGCTTCAAACGTGATGCCGCCACGCTTGTGGTCGGACTTGACCAGCTCAAAATAGCACTTGCCGCCCGTGATGATGATAACCTGCGCCAGACTGAGCGCGGCTGTCAACCAAGCGGCAGAAGCCATATAGTTGGACTTGATGCACAGGCGCATCAGGTAAATACATTCCTGCGTGATAAGCAAGCCAGACCCGACCAGCAGGAAGCAGACGAGTTTGCTCGTGTCCAGCTTCTTTCTCCTGCGCTTTTTCTGAGCCATCAGATCATGCCGAGCTTCTGCGCGAAGCGGTAAAGAACCGTGACGAGCTGCTCGCGCGTCATCATGTCCTGCCACATGAAGTTCGCGGAGCCGTCGGGCAGCGGTGCGCCGCCCTGCACGATGCCGTTGTTGACTGTCCACTGGCGAGCAGCTTCGCTCCAATCGCTGCAGTCATTGTCCTGAAGATCTTTCCGCATTTCGCGGAAAAGCTCTGTGAAGGTTGCCTTGTCCATATCGTCGTCCTCCTTTTCTCCGTTTTCCAACACCATGACCGTATGCCCGGACGATACCAGAATATCGCCCCGGCGCAGGTAGGCGTCAGATGTCAGGTGCTTCCGGTCAGTCAGCAGTTCAAATTCTCCCGTCGCAGGGAAGCAGCGCATCATGCAGTAGGTCGTGCAGGAATTGCCCTGCTTGCGGTAGGTTTCTTTCAGGGCGTCGACGCCAGCGGAAATTGCGCAGAGCATCATAAATGCGCTGCAGTCCGTTTCTACGGGCTTTGCAATCTTGCTCAGAATGAAGTCTACCGCTTCCGCAGCGACGTAGGCTGTGTTGCGACCGTCCTGATCGTACCCGATGTTCTTGTTGCCGACACCAGCTTCGCACGCCTGCGCGGCTAGCTCGGCTTTCCTGCGGTCCTTGAACCGGAGAACGCCGAGCCAGCTTCCAGAGTACCAATACGCGAAGTTTAATTCGCGACCGGTCTGATTGCCGGGTTTCTGCCCATGCGCGCCGGTTTCGCCGAGCGACGCCTGCCCGATGCGTACGCTCATGTTTCGTCGCCCCCGGAGGTCAAAAGCTCACCGGCGGTGAGGAAACTGTGATTCAGCCAATACACAGCAGCCTCGATCATAGCGTCCAGCTTTGCTTCGTCAACAGCGATGTGACGCTTTTTGAGCCAGTCAAGCACAAATGCTTTCTTCTCATCTCCGCGACCAGAGCCCTTATAAAGCTGCTCTGCGGCAGAAACAGCGACTCTCACCCAGCCTTCAATATCGGTCTGCTGCTGGGCTGTGGTCTTGCTCTTGATGTACGGAATGACGATGACGGTAATGACTGCTGCAATCAGCGCAAATACCGCCTGAATGATGGTGGTAATGTTGTATTCCATGAATCGTGTTCCTCCTTAGTCATACATGGCGTGAATACCCTGCTTTGTCAAAAAATCCTTCTGCTTATGCTTGATGTTGGCTGCGTAGTTCAGAGCATCGTGCATATCGCCGTTACAGTTCGCGTCTGGAATGCGCTGTACCGCCTTGGCGGTTGCTTCGCCGAGCGCGATTGCTGCGCCTGTACTCTGCACCATGAGCAGAAAGAATTCTTTCTGCGCTTCCTCCTGCTCTTCGGCGCGCTTATCACGCGCCGCAATTTTCCGTTCCAGTTTCCAGACGATAAAGCCCATGATGGCGGACGGAATCCCCATAGCCGCGACAAACGCGATCAGAAACTCACCAGCGTTGATTGTCATAATCACTTTCACCTCTACTTGCAAAATGCAGGAGAGGCAGACCGTGCCGCCCCTCCTGCTGCGTGTCAGATCTCTACTTCGAGATCCTTCAGGATTTCCTCGACCTGCGGCTTGATGAGAGCCGGCACCTGATCGAGCGTTTTCTTGCCCTTGATAATCAAGGTCGCATAAACGATTGCCATGGTCTGCACCTCCTTCCCGAGCAAAATGGTCAAAAGAAAAAGTCGAAGGCGCGTCATACGCCCTCGACCTCACTTTCTTCAAGAATACGGCGGACCTCATCCCTGAGTCGCTCCGGCACATCATCAAGTGTTTTCAGACCCTTGCGGATCAGCTCGGCATAGATTTTTGCCATACCCGTCAACCTCCGATCACAAGCTCATAGACATCGCATAGCGCAAGCTGCGCCTGCGTGATCTGCTCGGTCAGTCCTTCGTTGACGCTTTGCAGATCGCTTACCTGCTGTTTCAGCTTCGGAATTGTTTCCGCTTCCGCTTCTGCCAGCTTCGCCTGCGCGAAATAGCCATCGAAGTTTCCGAGAATATCATCGGAAATCCCGTCATAGAACGGCAGTTCCAGATAATATTCGTCGTACTCATAGCCGGAGATCGTCAGCTCGCCCTGCGTTTCCGAGAACGGCGCTACGTTCTCATAGAACCGCACAAGGCAGTAGCCGGGCTTGTCAGGCTGCTCCTCCAGCGAAAACGCATTGGCTGGCGCATTGTCGCCTCTTACTTTCATTTCGCACAACCTCCTTTAAGATTCGTACCCCGATGGGGTCAACATACTTTTTTCGCACCGCAACGGCGTTGCAATGCTTGAGCTGACCGATTCTGCTCAGCAGACCGGCAGCGGACGAATAAGAGATCCGCTGATGCCGCTCGATCCGCTTGCGGACTCTGCGGCATTGCCGCGTGAAGCGCAGGAAATTCTTACGCCGCATGGTGGTGTGGTCGCGGTAGAACCGATACCCGACAAAGTCCAGCGCCCGCGCCCGCAAGGGAAACACCTGCCAGTTTCCTTTCATCTGCAGGCGCAGCCGCTTTTGCAGATACTCGGCAACCGCTTTACGCGCGCGGTGCAGCTTTTTCTTGTTCGGACCGAACAGCACAATGTCATCCATGTACCTTGCACTGTACTTCACGCCGTCGAGCGTCAGAATATATCGGTCGAGCGATTCAAGGTAGAAGTTCGCAAGCCATTGGCAGATGAAAAAGCCGATGGCGAGTCCGTGTTCGCAGGTCTGAAGAATATCCCATGTCAGCTTCAGGTATTTCTTGTCTTTGATCTTATGCGCCAGCATCCAGATCAGCTTGTGCCGGTCAACGGAGTGATAGAAGTGGTGAACGTCCATCTTGCAGACATACCGGCTGCCTTTTTTGTCATGGTAGATGACGCGCTTGCAGCGACGGATCGCGTGCTTGCCGCCGCGTCCTGGCACCGACGCGCAGCACCAATGGTTCATGCCGCGCCGAAATGTCGGCTCTGCCGCCATGACCATCAGCGTGTGAATGATGCCATCAGGGAAGAACGGAACATATTCGATCGTCCTCCACTTCTGGCTGCTCACATCGTAGAACCGGCGCATCTTTGGCTGCGCTGGCTCAAAGCTCTGCGTTGTCAGCAGTTCATAGACGCGCTCGGTGTATCCGTCCACGTCGGACAGCACCCGCTTCACATCATGCCGCTTGCGTTTGCCTTTTGAGCCGAACGCAATCGCGGCGCGGATATGCTCTTTATCGCACATCCATTCATACAGGAATCCTTTTCTTTTTGGCATTTGCCTCGCTCCTTGTTTGCCATCGGAGTCTTTCCAGATACCTTTCGGTCGTACTAAAGCCCGTCCTGTAGTGGCAATATTTTCGCCAAGCGGCGCGGGATAGTCCGTGCAAAGAAATGGAGCATACAAACAAGCAGGCGCGCGCCGATGTTCGAGTTCGCATTGGACGAGCCGTAGTTGCCGTTGAAGTAGAACAGGCCGCAGCGCCCGGCGGTATTGCTATAGTAGCCGCCGACGTAGAGGACACACCAGCCAGAGTACGAGTACACGTAATCGGGAACGTAGGTCGTCGAACTCCCTCCCTGTGCCGTTGGGATGAATGCCCATGGGAGCGCGGTGCAGTTGCCGAGCGTCTTGATAAAGCCGCTGTTGCTCGGCAGGCTGAGACCGGCTGCGGTGTAGTTCGTGCTGGTATCGTCGGCATATTTCGATGGGTCTGTGCAGATATAGGCGGCGCGGTTGCTGAAATTGATACCGTCAATCCATTCGTAGACGTTGCCCCACGGATTTTCAATGCCGCGGTACTGCACACCGCCTGCGGAGGTCCGAGAGGAAGCCGCCGTGCCGGTGTGGTAAGTCATGCCGTCTGTCGTGCCGGTCTTTTGCAGCGAAGCATTTCCGCAGATACCTTGACCGATTTTGCTCTGGCTATCCCAGCTTGCGAACTCAACGAGGTAGAGCAGCCAGACCGCGCACCACGAAGCGTAATCGTACTGCTGCCACTTGCTGCCCTTGTTGCGGGAGTTCGTGCGCGCTGTGGCGCGTGTCATGCTCGTCAGCGGATTCGCGCCGGACTTGGAGTAATAACTTGCGATGGTGTTGTACCTGCCAACATAGCGGCCAGAGCCGGGGTGCTTTGCAAAGCCTGTGAACGGAGCGTTTGCAACGTAGTAATAGATTTTGCTCTGGCTGCTGTTGTAGACGATCTTGTAATAGAACTCCGGGATGAATATCATCGTGTCATAGGACGTCCGGGAGAAACCGGATTGTCCTTTCTTGTACGACACCGCGCCGTTGACGATGTTGTATTCCTCCATGCCCTGCCATGGCATGAACGCATCGAACGGAGAACTGCCCGCGCCCGTGCCGATTGCCGGGCTCGGCTCTGCGGAAACCTCAGCGTTGACATATCCGTTCGGGTCGCTGCTCGGCGTCAGGCGGGAGAGTGCCGGGGAGGAATTGCTGTATGTCCAGCAGACGCCGAAGATCGTCACGAACACGCACGACACAGTGCAGGTCTTACTCGCGGGCGCGTTGTAATTCGTGTCGCTGGCAACGGACACGGTGATCGTGACCGTGCCGGAGTTTTCATCTACGCTGCTTACAGTCACAACATTGCCGGAGATAGATACGGCTGCAATATCCGGGGCATTCGACACAACCGAGATCGTGCCGGTGCCGAGGCGCGTCACCGTGAACGAGTCCGTCAGCTTTCCGTCTTCCAGCTTGATCGAAGTCTTGCTGAGCGTCAGTGAGCCATCTGCCTTGCCAATCTTCCACGATACGGTTTTCGGCGCGGTCGAACCGTCTGCCCACTGATAGAGGGCTGTATCTTTCAGCGTAAACTTCGCGCTGTAATTGCCGGCGTTCGTGCCGCTGGTCGTGCCGCCAAGCGTCATTTTCGTCGTATCGTAGTTGTACCATGCCGGGCTTTGCGAGCTGCCCGAATACGTCAGGCTTCCGCTCTGGCTCGGAACTGTCACGGATGTCTTGGTGACGGAAACGGCCTGCGTTGCGGTGCAGGAAACGCCGCCCTCGGTATAGCGGATCGTGACGCTGGTGCGTCCTGCTTCCAGACCGCCGCTCGGTTCGACCGAAACGCCTGTTGCAATCAGCGTAGCGCCGTTGGAATAGGTTGCTTTGACCACCATGCCGGCAGTAGAAAACTGCTCACCAGCTTTGTAGGCGGTCTTTGTAGGCGGCGTTGTGATCTCAATGGAAGCAAGTTTGATGCTTCCACCCGCGCCGCCCATCATCTGAAACACTTTGCTCATTGTGTGACCTCCGCTCTGTAGATGTTCACCGTGATTGCGCTCGTTGGCGTTTCGGTGCAGGTGAACGGCATTTTGCCGTTTTCGGTGATGTCACCGACACGGATTCCCGCTTCGCCCCATGCGGTCAGGCTGCTTCCGACCGGCGTAACGATGTAGGCGTAGTCCGCATCAAGAAAGCGCGCGTCCTCCAATGTCTGCGAGAGGTTAGACCAACCGGCAACGGTCAGCGTCAAAGTGAATGCAATGCCTTTTCCAGACTTCTTTGCGAACAGATCCGCGTGCGCGTTGGGAGACGTGTTGTGTGTAGAAACAGCGGCTGCGCCAGCGCCGGCGCTTTCAAAGTTGCTGCTGCTCTGAAATGCCGCGCTGCCGAGGTCTGACAGCCACTTCATGATCCGACCAAGCAGCACTTTCAGCTCCAGACCGGATTCAAGCTGCGTTCGCGTCGCGGACTGCGCGAAGGTGGGTTTCAGCGTGCCGCCGTCGCCGTCCGTATTCAGCTTCGCATCGAACAATGATTTGTGTGCCGCTTCGGATTCATTGTGATTCTTGACGGCATCCTTTTCCTCCGCGCCTACCTGTTCCGCGCTGTAATCTCCTGCCTGCGGCATGACCGCCCCGGAGCGTCCTTTGAACGAGGTCACGCCGCCAGCTGGGCCGAGCAGACTGACAGGATCGGGATTTGGAAGACCGCCGTCGTTCGTCCAGCTCAAAACGCCCGCTTCGCTCAGGTGCGGCGTGAAGATTACGCCGGGGTTGCCCTGCGTGCCGCGCGATGGGAAGCCGGAGTCAATGAATGCGCCTTGAGTGCCATCCCACACATACCAGTTTTCGTTATCCCCAATATAACAGGCTTTGCCCGCAGCAGATACCAGTGCGGACGCAGCGGCGCTGATCAGCGCAACTTCGGCGTCAGTGAGCGTTTCAGCAAGCGTGGAGATTGGAACGCGGCGCACCTTGCCGGCGATTGAAGCGAGAATAAAGTCTGCAACTGCCGCAGACGCGGCAATCGGTTTGGAATTTACGTTTTCTACTGCCATACGATCACCCCTTACAATTCTGTGACGAGCGCCTGCGGCATGATGGCTGCATTCTTCCGGCTTTCCGTGATGGCATTGATCTCACGCATGACGCAGTTCGTAAAGGACAGGTCTGCGGTAACAACGCCCATGTGCGACAGCAGCCGGAGGCAATAGATGTTCATCGCGTCCTTGATGCGCCCGCAGCTGCAGCGCCCATTCTGGTCAAAGATTGCCTTGACACGCGCAATCTTTTCATCTGGTGTCAACGCCATCAGCGACTTCCGCGCGAAGAACATCTCAATGGCTGCGGCAAAGTGGCTATACGCGACAACATCAGAAAGACCAATGGCGGCGTACTCTGCTTTGACGCAGCGCGCAGCCTTTTCGGGCGTGATCTCGCCGCCATACATCCGCTTGTTGTAGCAGACGATAACCATGTTCAGCGCATCAACCAGTTTGTCGATGCTGCTGCCGATTGCCGCGTGAAGTTCGCTGCGCTGCTCCGCGGAAACGGTGTCCGTCTGCAAAGCAATGGCGAGGTTCGCGGCTGCGATTTCATAGTTGCTTGCAATTTCCAAGAGGCTACCTCCTTACTTTGATACGCTTGTGCAGTTCGTTCCGCAGTAGCCGCAGGCGGTCTGGCACGAAGTTGTGCAGCCTGCCGAGCAGAGCCCAAGGCACGAACCAACGCAGCCAGTATTGCCGCAGGTCACAGTGCAGGACGATTTGCACCCGCCAGAGCAGCTTCCAGAGCAGCCGCCCGAACAACCGCCAGAACAGCCAGAGCAGCTTCCGTCACAGGAGCCAGAGCAGACGCCGGTGCAGTTGCCGCCGCAGCCGTAGCAGCCGCCGGCGCAAGACCCCTCGCAGGTGTTCGCGCAGCCGCTTCCGCAGCCGGTGCAAGACCCTTGGCATTCGCCGGAGCAGGTCGTTTCACAGCCGCCCGTGCAATCGCCAGAGCAGCCGGTGTAGCACGCGCCCGTGCAGGACGTTTCGCAATCGCCCCGTGTCTTGTCTGTCATGGGGCGGGATTCAAATAGCGTAAGCGCCGCTTCAAAGCCTGTGATGTCCTCATCGAACACGATTCTGCGTCCGTCGAGACTCGGCACTTTTTCGCTGTGGATCTTTGACAGCGGCAGCGCCAGCTTCTCATAATGCTCGACATCGACCGTATGATCTTCCTCCGGGCTATTCGTGTATTCGTATTTCTCGCCGCCGTACTCCGCAACAGACCCGGTGTGGCAGCGGCGCAGACACTCGGCTTTTACGCGCGCTTTCAGTTCGGCAAAGCGTTCGGCTTCAATGTACGCCATATTCAGTCCTCCTCTGAAAGAGCCTTGAGGCGCGCCAGTTCCGCAGGGGAAATGATCTCCAGCGCCCATCCGTCCGGAATGTCCAGGCGGTATCGCGCTACGTCTTTCTGCTTCCGATGCAGCTTGTTCCAGTAGTAGGCGTTTGCCAGGACGCGCGCTTTGTGCATCGGGCAGATATACGTCACGCGCTTATCCGGCGTTCCTGTACATTGGTAGTTATAGGCGCTGCACCAGGAGCAGCCGGACGCGATCGGGCATCCAAAGCATTCATCCGTAGACTGGCTGCGCCGCGTGACCGCCGCCATCTCAGCAACCCGCGCCCGGTGTTCCGGTAAGACCATAATGCCGTGTTCCAAATCACCGATGGCATACGGTTTCTGATCTGTGCCGAGGGAAGTTCCCATGTAGCGCAGGCACGGAAAGAAAACGCCGTTGCAGTCAACAGCCAGCATCAGACCTGTGCCGCCGCACCAGTTCTGGTTGTCATCTTCCGGCAGCGGATGACCGATGTTCTCTGCGAAGATGGACAGATACGGCTGCTCATCGAGCGTCAAGGCAAAATCGGCAAGCTGTTTGAGCTGCGTATAGAGCGTTGCCGCATGGTCGAGCGTCCAGCCCTTTTCGTACACGCAGTTCAGGTTGATCGCGCGATACCCGGCGTCGAGTAGTCCGATCACGGCATGGTACAGATACCCGACATTGCCGGGGGCAATAGTCATCTTCGAGCCGAGAGCGTGTCCTTTCGCCATGTAGTCCTTGGCAGCGGCGATTGCGAGGTCATAGCTGCCAGAACCGTCCGGGAACACGCGGCAGGAATCATGGAGCTGCTTATCTCCGTCAATGCTGACGGAGAGCGACAGATGATCTGCCCATTTCTCCAAAAACCGCTGCACCTCCGGGCGGAAGTACAGCGTTCCGTTTGTGGACATAGAGGCTTTCCAGCGTGTCGCCCACGGATGATGCAGCCGGAACACCTGCTCTACGAAATAGCTGAGAATCTGATCGACAAGCTCTACTTCCAGCAGCGGTTCACCGCCGATGAAATCCAGCACCACACCCGCCGTTTCCGTAGATGTGATATATCGGTTCGTCCGTTCGTCTGCGGCAAGCAGCATATCGACTGCCGCCTTTGCCGTTTCAAACGTCATCTTCCGATGTGTCTTGCAGCCCTGATAACAGTAGCTGCATCGAAGATTGCAGTCCTCCGTCACCTGAAACGTGATGCACTTGGAATGCGGGGAGTTGATACCAAGTTGAATGCCGGGAATAGGAAATAGCCGCGCCAGCATATCCGTGAAGGTTTCCTGCGGCCTAATCATCGTCTGCCTCCCTCGGCGTCACGGTCACGGTTGCGGTCGAAAAGTCGAGTGTCCAACTAACCGCAGCACTGCCGGCTGCGGGGATGACATAGTTCCGTTCCAGCTCCGCTTTGGCTACCTCATATTCCTTGCTCTTTTTGAGATAATCCTGCATCCATGCCTCATACGCATCGGTATCTTTCAAACCCTGCTTCGCCGCCATGAGCAGCAGATCTTGAATGGCGCTGCGGTCATAGTGCAGCGCCTCAATGTAATTGGACAATTCTGTGTCGATCTGAATTTTCATTGTGTGTCCTCCCGAGATCAAGAATAAGCGACCGGTACGTGTTCCCAGCCCGTGCCGTTCCAGTATTTGAGGCCACCGGTTACAGGCGTCGGGTCAATCCAGAAAAGGTTTTTCTGCGTTGGCGGGGTCGTGCCGGTTGCGAACATGGATAAGCTGGACAGCTTCATAAAGAGCGGCGCGGAATCAGGACCTTGTGCCAGCAGCGAGATTTCTGTTGGCGCGGCAACCTGCGCGAACGATTTTTCCGTGTCCGCGAACACGATGCAATTCTTCGCCCATTCGCCGCGCCCCGTGCCGCCGCGCTGGACGATCACCGTGCCATCGTTGATGTCGGTGGCACTATGCGAATGCTTGGACGCAGCGGCGCCGATGTCGGCGGCTTTCGTTTTGTGCGGGTTCTTGTAATCAGAAAGGTGCGCTTTCAGAAGCGACAAAGCCTTTGCGATCTTTCCGAGAATAGACCCCATCTTCTCGCCGGAGGTGATGTCGGTAAGTTCGTTCGCCGGCGTAAACGTCGGGGTCTGATCGACAAAGGTTTTGTTCTCGACGTTTCCAAGACCGATCTGCTCCTTGGTCACGCTGTGGGGGTTGTTCTTATCGTTTTTGTGGCTGTTGAGTTCCTGCACTGTTGCATAGACCAGTGTTTCACCGAGTGCCGCCGACACGTTTTCTGCTTCGCTGACGAACACGATAAAATCATACTGCGACGCCAGAAGCCGCTCTACGTCCGGGTTGATGTAGTCTGCTTTCTCAACCTCGGTTTCCTGCCAGATACAGTAGCACAGTTCCTTGGTAGAATCGTCAGGGTCTTCAACATAGATGCCGATTTCCGTTGCCCAGAATCCCGTGATCTCCAATTCAACGTTTTTGAACGATACCGACAGCGTAACGTATTTTTCGTTGCGGGTGGCGGTTGCAATCTGCAAGGAGAGCAGAGGGTTTTGCAGATCGTTCGCGCCCTCGCCCGGCGTACCGTTGCCGTATTTGATTCGTGTGAATTTGATCGCGTCGCCCATAAGACCGCGAAGCATGACGTTGTACCCGTCAGGGGTCAGCCAATGTGTCATACCGTTGCCTCCTTATCCATCATAATCAAGCCACCATCCCAGTCGCACAGGGCGTTCCCGGCTTCATCGCCCATGATGTCGATGTCCGTATCGACCGAGCCGGTGGTCAGCTCGAACTTCTTCGTAACGCTCATAACTGCGCCGAAATACAAAATCAGTTCGCGCACGGAGATTGCGCGGATGCTGTCAAGCACCGCACTCTTTCGGCTTACCACTTCGAGAATCTGGAGGAATGTGCGGATGTTGTCGTTGACCTTCCGGATGTCCACATCGAAGATGCGGTAGTGATTCGGCTCGCCGCCGTATTCAAACCATTCCTGCACCTTGCCGGAGCCGAACGAAGTGGAAAGAGCCAGTTCGACCGCATACTTTGTGCCGAGGTGACGCCGGACGTGCCAGGACTCGCGGAACGTAGCGCGTTTCTGCTCAATATCCCAGTCGTTATCCCACCAGCTTACGCCGAAGTCATGTGCAAGCTGGTCGAGAAGATCTTCCGGCAGCGTGTCGATGTGCTGATAGATCATGTTCTGCTCGATCTCAGCCGGGCGTGCTGTCAAAATCTCCGCAACGCCCGTTGCAAGGGCGAGCATCTTTTCGTCTTGCCGCAGCACATCGGGCAGGACGTTCAGCAGGCTTTCAACGCTCAGACCGTACTGCTCATTCATCCTCGTAGCCTCCGTTTACTACGGTCTTTGTTCCCAGCTTTGCGATCTGCGGCGCAGCATTGTTCTTGCCGCCCTCCAATACCTGATAGCTCGGAGAGCGCAGAACAATGCGCTTGACGCCGGTATGCCACAGCAGATCGCGCAGCTTGTCCGGGTTGATGTCGCGTCCGAGTTTGCCGGACTGCCAAGCAACGTATTCCTCAACAGCGGCATTCACGGCTTCCTGAATGGCAGAACCGGAAAGCGTTGTGTCGGTCGGAACGTAGTAGGTGAAGTCGATATTATACGAAACGATGCCCGGATCTTTGACACTTACATAGTCTGCAAGCGGGCGTACCTTACTTGCATTGCAGGCGGCGAGAACGGCGTTCTTGATCTCTGTGGTGGCAATCGTACCATCGTCCATCAGGACGTAAATATCAACGTGACCTGCTCCGTCAAAGGTAAGCGATGCGTCGATCTGGCTTGCACTCGCCAGCGCGCCGCCTGCGGTGATTGCAATTTGCAGCAGACCGTTTTCGTAGGTGGCGGCATAGTCCGTGTCGGCTTTCGCAGCGGTCGTGCTTCCGTGCGCGTAAACGGCCAGAGAGGAAAGATCAATGGTGTCGCCGCCCCAAAAGGCATATTTCGTGCCGCCTTTCGTGTAAAGATCCAGCGTTGCCTTTTTCACGACAGCCGGGCGAACTGCCTGCACGTCGGCAATTTCCGTAGAAACCGACTTCGCGTGATAAATGTACGAGCCGACTGCGCCGGCCGTTGAAAACGCGAACATCGACTCGCGCATCAGCTCGTAGAACTCATCGTCTGTGGCGATTTCAGAGCCATCATCCGAAGCGGTAATGTTGGTGCAGGATGTGTAATAGTCAAACACATCGACGATCACGTTGACCTGCCCGATGGCATAGCCGTTGCCGACCGTGCCGTTCGTCTGGCAGCGGATTGCGGTGTCAACGTAGGTATCGCCTGCGCTGATATAGGCATCCGCCACCGTTTCCCAGATCAGCGTGTTGCTGGGGTCTGTGACGCGCGTACCTTTCGGAACGAGGATTGCGAACGTCTGCGCTTCGGAGATCGTGAACCGCTCCGTGCAATAGGCGGGTTTCGCCTGCGGCCGCTGCTGCAGATAATACAGCTCCGCCAGCGCGTCAAGGTTTTTGCCCTCTGCGCGGCTCGGAATGTTCTGATTCGCGGTGTAGTTGTTGTAAACCCGCTCTTGAATGATGACGCTGGCAACCCATTGAGCGAACAGCTTTTCTGGGCTTGCAGGTCTGACGCTCGTGCCGGTCAGGTTTTCGTAGACAGAGATCAGAAAGTTTACGATCTCCGCAGCGTCTGTTGAAACAAACTGAAATTCAGTATTGCGACTCATTGATAATTTCCACCTCCACAATCGGAATCAGCGCGCCTTGCATCTCTGCCTGCGTGTCAAAATCGACGCTCCTGACACGGACGCGAGGCTCATATTCTTCGATTGCCTCACGGATCTGAGAAAACAGCAGCACCTTTGCCGCCGGAATCGGGCGGTCGATCAACGTCGCATCAATCCCGAAGCCGCGGTACATCGGGCAGGAGCCTTTGATCGTCCGCAGAATGATGGATACGTTCTGCAGAATGGATTTGACGGTGTCGGGTTCATTCAGGCTGATCGCGCCGATCTCCGACATTGTGATTTTGTACCCCATAGCCACCTCACCGTAAATACTCTTGAAGTGAAATGCTCAGCGTTGCGCCGATGATGTTCCCGTGACCGTCATAGTATTCTGCTTTGGTCTTGTGGTTCAGGATCGTCCAGCGGTAACGCCCGTACCCATGATTGCCGATCGTAAGCGGCAGCGTTACGCCCTGCCGTTCAAGATCAAAAAGGCGCCAGATTTCCGACATGGGATCAACGCCGAGCGAAGCAAGCAGTTGAATGTCAAAGGTGATCTTCGCAAGGTCTGTTCCGGTGTATTCCGAGATACTGTTGCCGGCGTGAAGATCATGCGTCGCATACCGGGCAGAGCCAGACCACATAAAATTGCTGATCGTTTTCACCGTGCGCGAAGAAACAGAGAAAACAATATCGCCAAGCGCGCCTACAATCATCCGCCGATACCTCCCAGCACAAAGCCATCGCCGTTGAACACGGGAAGATAGATCGTGAGGACCGTATCGTTTACAAGCGGCATCCAAGGCTTGATGGTAAGATCATGCTGATGCCCCTCCTGCAGTTCCGTCTTCTGCGGCGCGGGGTCGTAGTCCGGGATATGCGGGTGCGTGTCCAGCACATAAAGCCAGCCGGACGTCATGTTGCAGTCCTGAAACTTTACGCGCGCCTTGCGCTTGGCATTGTCGATGTCCGTCACGGTTCCGATGCGGACGAGCCGCTTGAGTACCTTTTCAGCGTCCATCTTAATATCCCTCCAGTACCATTCGCAGCGAAATCTGCGTCGTATAGCCGCCGCTGTCCAGCTTGTGAACAGCCTGCTTGATGATGTACCTGCCATCGTAGCCGCCCCAGCCTTTCAACGCGACAGTAACGCCCGCAACGAGGTCTGTGTTGCCGGGCAGCAGGAATTTTGCCTGGCGGCAGAACTTGTTGTGCAGCCGGAGATTCTTTTCAGCCAGTTCTTTCGCTTCGTCCGCCGTTTCAACCTTGGCGGTAAGTTCGAGCTGCTGATTGTTCGGGTCTTCGGTGTAACCGTCAATTTTTGCGATACCCTCAATGCATTGACCGGTTTCGGGATTGACGTAAGAAACCCGGCAGGACGCATATTGCACATCGGCTGCGCTGGTATCAAGCTGATACGTCTTGTAGCTGTGGTCATAGCGCTTGATCGTGATGACCTCCGGCTTCTGTTCATACTTGCGCTGGTCGAACAGCACGAGGATTCGGTTCGTTGCTTTGAGGGAGATGCCCGCGTCATGGCAGAGCTGCGACAAAAATTCAATGTCGCTCATGTCGATCTGCTCGACGCGCTCATAATATGGGTCGCTGTCCGATTCATACATGCAGGTCATACCGCCGCTCCCGGCGATTTCATTCGCAATGCCGCTAAGCGTGTAGCTTTCCCATGCCTTGCTCTTGCAGGTCTGCCGGAGCTGCGAAGAAAACGGAATCGAAGATCCTTTGATGCAGACTGTGTTCGGTGGCCCGCTGCAGGAGATGTTGTCAAGCTCAAATTCTCCGCACGGCAGCACCGCGTCGGAGCCGTCGCTGTTCCAGTTCTCACGGACAAACACAACGTCCATGGAGAGCCGTTCTTCTGCGCCGCCGCCATCGGAGGATGCACCCTGTTCGCCAGAGGAAGTAGAAGATCCTGAGCCGCTGCTTTGCGTGCCTGCCTGTGCAGAGGCAGCAGAGCCGCTCTGCGTGGCGCCGCCAATTCTGCCCCAACTGATAATCCCGGCTCTGCGGGTGTTGATGTCTGTGATCTGGACGCACGAACCGGTCGCATTGACCATTTGCCCATTGCCCATGTAGATACCCACGTGGTCAACAACGCCCTGCGTGCCGAAGAAGATGAGGTCGCCGGGCTGCGCTGTGGCTTCGTTGACCGGTGTAGCCATATCCTTGTAGCCCTGCGCGGTCGTTCTGGGAACGCTGATCCCGGCTTCGTTGAGCGCGTAGTAGACAAGACCGGAGCAGTCAAAGCCGCTCGGACTGCTGCCGCCCCAAACATACGGTGTACCGAGGTATTTGTTTGCTTCGCTGACAACAGCATCGCCAGACGCGCTGCCGCCAGAGGGCGATGCCCAGGACAGCTTTTCAGAGATCTCATCGAGCCACTGCGTGAGCCAGAGATCGTCGCGGTCTTGGATTTTGATTTGCAGATCGTCCGTTTCGTCTTCTTCGTTGTCCGTATAGGAGATCGACAGAAGATACGGCTGAATGGATTTTGTGATGTCGATGCCGCCGAAGGAAACCTCGGCTTTTGTGCGTCTCGCGAGATTTCGGCTGCTCATCGCTGCACCTGCTTCCACGGCGGCAGCGTAGATGCGCGGCGCTCCACCACATCAGGGATTGTCAGCATGACGCCTGCGGGAAAGGAGAAATAACTGAGCAGCGAGCTATTGGCGTTCATCAGATCGTCGGTATAGTCGACGCTGCCCATCTCCTTGTAGGCGATCATATCCCACATATCGCCCTGCACAGTCGTGTAGATTCTGCTCATCTGTACGCCCCCCGTTGCGCGTTGATATTGTCTTCTCGAATCACCGCGCGTACCTGTGCGGCAAATTCCTCGCCATAGGTTTCAAGGCGCTTCATAACGCCGTCATTGACATCGCCCTCGACGGTGATATTGACCTGCACTGGAACGGAGCTGTCCGAAGTGGAAGTCATAGCTTCGATGGCGCTGTGTGTGTCGGCCGCGTTCAAGACCGCTTCGCCGCCGTGCATCATCACAAACTCTGGGCCTTCTTCACCGACGAGGGCAAGGCCGGCCTCGGCAGAGGTTGTGCCGCTGGCATATCGGGAGAACCCGCTCATGCGGCGGCTCGAAGCAACAGAATTATTGTTCTGTACGTTTCGGCTGAGAGCAGCGAGGGCGGCGTATCCGAGCTGGGAATACGCCGACTGCACGGTCGACAGCATTCCGGTTGCACCATCAATGAAGCCCTGAATGGTCGCACGACCGGCTTCCGCAGCTTCCGTGCCAAGATCCATGTCGTCAATGGCGGCTTCGAGGTCTCCACTGATCGCGTCCATAGTTTCAGAGAAGCCGGTGCGGAAGTCTGCGATGTCCTCGGCGGCTTTATTCTGTTCCTCGCGCAGCTTATTCCAGCTTTCGACCATCGCGGCCAATTCTTCATCGCTGGCCGCAGCCATGCCGGCAACCGCATTCACGCTGTCGGAGCTGCCGTCTGCGAAAGAACCGATCATTTCGGTCAGGCCCTCAATATCACCAGCCCTGTCACGCAGGCTGGCCAGATTATCGTTGTAGGTCTGCCAATGCGTGATCTGGCCTTGGAGATTACTGTTGATGCTGGACGCAGAGGTCGCAACGATGCTGTCTGCCTGCTGCCAAAGCGCATATTGGCCCTGAACGCTTTCTGCGGCAGCTTTATAGGCTTCCTGATACGCCTGCTGGAGAGCCTCGACACGTTCCTTGACGCTGCTGATCTCGGTGTTCAGCTCCGTCTGTCCGCGCGAAGCATTTTCGGTTGCTTCGGTCGAATCATCCGTTGCTTCCGTGAGGCTTTCGTATGCGTCCGTTACGGCCTGAATTTCTTCATCCGCCGCACTGAGCGCATTGTTGTCTTCCTCAATCGCTTCTTTCAGGTTTGTAACGTGCGTCGCGGCCTCAATCCACGCAATGTTGGCGTCTGTGACCTCATCGTTGACGGCGTTGATTTCGTCACCAAGGAAGTATTCGGCATCACGGAGAACGCCGGTTTCTTCGTAATAGGCATCAGCCTTTTTCTGCGCTTCGGCGTAAAGCGCATTTTGCTTGGCAAGCGCGTCATTATAGGCCTGAGTAGCTTCATGCGCGGCTTCCTCTGCATCCGTCAGCTCTGCCCGGCGCTTTGCCCGCTCGATTTCAACATCGGCATACTTCGCATAGATCTCGGAAAGCTCGTTTTGGTATGCCTGTGCGCGGGCATTTTCTACCCATGCGTCCGTATTTGCTTTGAGCGCAGCCGTGCCGCCGTCGATGGAGTCGTTTTCAAGGTCAATATAGCTGGATAGCTCCGGAATGGTCTCAACCAGCTTCATGAGGATTCCGTGATATTCCTGCTGCTGGGCAGTCGTTTTTTCACCAACAGAATCCAGCTCTTTCAGCCGGTCAATGTACTGCTCCGCAACTGTGGCCGTTGCCATTGTGCTGCCGACAGAATCATCGAAGCCAGACTTTGCGTCGGTAAGCGCCTCGTTCATGTCACGCGCAGCTTCTGTCAATTCCTTTACGGACGGAGCCGCACGGTCTTCGGCTGCATCAGCCATTGCCACGATTCCGCCAGCCAGCGCGGCCACGGCGGTCACGCCCAACATAATCGGCCCGGCCATTCCACCGAATGTTGTGGCAATGTCCAGCGCTTTAATGACTTTGGAGATTGCGGCGTATGCCGTCAATGCGACCGTTGCACCGCCGACTACGCCCGTGAATGTTGCAACACCCTTGACGAGCGCAGGATTCTCCTGCACAAACTCGCCGAGGACGTTCAGCACGTCCGTACCGGCGTCGTAGGCATCGCGCAGCGCCGGGGTAAAAGCATCGCCTACGGCAACCTTGAGGTTGTTGTAGGCGTTCTGCATCATATCCAGCTTGGATTGCGTGGTGGCGTATCGCTTGTTGGCTTCGTTCGTCAGAGCGATATTCTCATCCCACGCGGTATTTGCCGTCTGTACGGCGCTGTCCATCTGGTCAGCGGCCAGCGCGAGGGACTTGAGCATATTGCTCTGGCGAATGCCGGTAAGACCGAGGTCCTCCAGCACGAGTACGGCGCTTTCGCCCTGCTCGTCCAGACTGCCAAGTCCGCGGATAAACGCCGTCAGAGCGCCCAGCGCGTCCGTATTCCACATTTCCGCGAACGAATCCGCAGACATTCCCGCGACATCTGCGAAGCTCTGTAAGGAATCCTCGCCGGTTGCAACAGCCTTTTCGATGGCGTTGAGCGTCTGCGTCATGGCCGTACCGCCAGCTTCGGCCTCGATGCCGACGGAGGACATTGCTGCGGCGAGCGCCATGATCTGCGGCTCTGTCAATCCGGCCAGCTTGCCGCCAGAGGCAAGGCGCGTACCCATCTGCGTGATCTCAGATTCGGTCGTTGCAAAGTTATTGCCAAGATCAACGATCACGGCGCCGAGACGATCATAATTGTCTGCGGACATGCCTGTAATGTTCGCGAACCGCGCGAGGGCGGTTGCGGCATCTTCGGCTGTCATGTTCGTCGCTGTGCCGAGCATTGTCATAACGCGCGTAAAATCGAGCAGCGCTTCTTTCTGAATGCCAAGCTGGCCAGCAGCTTCAGCGACGGCGGCGATCTCGGTCGTAGATGCCGGGATCTCCGTGGACATGGCTTTAATTGCGTCCGACATATCTGCCAGTTCTTCGTCTGTCAGGTCTGTCGTCTTGGCGACGCCGGTGATGGCAGACTCGAAATCCATCGACGCCTGCACACACTCGTCAAAGCCTTCCTTTATTTCTTTAAGCGCAGCGGAGATACCAGCCGCAGCAAGAACGCTCGACACCGCGTCCACGGCCTGTGTCGCGCGGCTGCCGAAAGATTCTGCACTATCGGCCGTGTCGCCGAGCTCGCCGCGGGCCTTTGCAAAGGTCGTGCGAAACTCGCGGCCAAGCTGCGCTTCAAGCGCAAATAGCATCTCATATTCTTTCCGCGATGCCAATATCTCCGCCTCACTTTCACTTGCGTTTTTGTTTTCGCTTCTCCATTTCCTCGGCAATCAGCGCATTAGAGGCTTTCACCCATTGCGAAAATTCGCCGAGACGTAGAGATAACCAGAAATCTACCGGAGTGTTGTTCGTCCGGGCCATGGCGAGGCATTGCCTGCGAAGCCATACGCCGCCATCTCCGACGATTACTCCTTGCGCGATAAAAAACCTCTTACGGTGTTCCGCAGACGGTTGAAATCGCGGATGCTGAGCTTGCCAAGCGCGTCAAGACCAAGTTTCTCGGTGCACGCCTTGACGCAAACACGGATAAGGTACTCGCTGTCAAAGTTCGCAACGATCACCGTATGCCCGAGCATTTGCAGCTCCCGCTCAATCGCAAGGGAGTCATTTCCGCTGAGATCTTCAAAGTTGAAGGTCAGCTCCGTGTAGGTTTTTTCATCGTGAACGAGCGGCCTTGCAAGCTGCATCACAAATGCCGCATAGTCGATTGCGGCGTTTTTCTTATCCTGATCTTCCGCAACAGCGAAGATGTCACTGCTTTCCTCTGCGGTCGTTTTCTGAATATTCTTGTTTTCCATGATTCATAGCTCCTTTCAAGAGTGGTGGGGCGACGCATCGCGCGCCGCCCCAAAGATTTACGATTTGCCGAGGGCCTTGCGGGTGTCGGAAAGATAGTCGACACCGTTCACCTCGCAGATGTAGTTGTACGGGTCAAGCTCCATGACCTTCGCGTCATCGATGTACGTCACCCAGCGGCGCACGGCGTAGCTGCCAGAGCCGTCCGTGGGAGACGCCGGGGCGATATTGCCGTTCGACAGCGTCTTCGGAACAAGCACGAGGACGTGCTTGACGGACTGCGTCTTGTAAACGCCCGCAATCGGGTCGTACACCTGCTGCGGCGCGCGCAGGTCGATGTTGTGTTCGCGCGGCTCCTGCAGCTTCAGGCTTTCGGCGCTGAAGGTGCGGAATTTGAGCTGCGCGGTCATGGCGTTCATATGGCCGATGATCGGCGCCTCCACGTTGCCGGCAATGCCAGCACCGGAGACGGTCGCAACAATGAAATCAACATCGGGCAGCGTCACGGAAGTCATACCAAGAAAGTCTTTGGCGTCTTCGTAGCAGGCAAAGTTGATTACGGCCTGATCTACCATTCCCATTGTTCAGTCCTCCTTCGTCACGCCAACGCGCTCTGCACGTAATCGGTGTCGTATTCGAGTACGAAGTCGATCTCCTGCGCAGGGCTGGGCGGCGTCATGTAGATGTGGATTCTCACAATACCGGCCATGAGGTCTGTCATGGGATTCTCGGAGTCGAGGATCTCAACGCGGGCGCCGAGCAGATACTCGCTGCCCACAAGCCCTGCGAGCCAGTTGTTCGCGGAATCCTTGATGTTGTCCAGCAGGCGCCGGTTCATGGGGCTGTCCGTCTTCGACCAGAACGTCTTGATGAGGGAGTTGCCGACCCACTTGAACATTCTGCTGATCGGGATGAAATAGTCCTTGATGTCGGTGTTGCTGGGGTAGCAGGCGGTGTAGTTGCCCCACGCCACGAAGCCATTCATAAACTTGAGCGCCGTGCAAATGCCGTTGGCGTTCAGAATGTTCGCCTGCTCCAGCGTGAGGGTGACGTCTGTGCCGTCTTCCAGGCAAGCGCCGTCGCACTGGAGGGCCTTATTAGAGGGCGATTCATACGGCACACCGTCGTTGCCGCTGTCCACCTTCGCCATCAGGCCCGCGAGCTGGGTGGAGAGATGGAACTGCTTGCTGCCGAGCTTCACCTGCGGCCAGACTGCAATCTGAGCCGGGTCGATCAGGTTCGTCGCGGACTTCTTCGCGGCGACGGCATCATAGCTGCGCGCGCCGCTGGCGGAGCAGTCAATATCGCAGATGGACTTTGCGCCGAGAATGCCGTTGATGACTTCGGCCTTCGCCGCCATGACGGCCTGCACCGTGCTGGTATGCGACCATCCGGGCGCGATAATGAGGTCGGGCGTGGTGCTGACGGTTGCCATGCAAAGGTCGATGGCTTCGATGCCCTTGACGATGTCATCATCGTCGATGTCGGCGGTCTTGATCTTGTCGTAGCTGATATACAGCTTGGTCGCGGCCTTGGCTGCGCCATCCTCGATCGTCTCGACGATAAGGTTGCCGTCCGAGTAGTACGCGGCATAGTCCGTGTCTTTGACAAGCGGCGATTCGGACGAAGATGCCGTCTTGACAACGAGACTGGACAGGATCGCGTCGAACGGCAGCTTTGCCTGCTTGCCGGAAAGGGTGACTTCCGCGCCCGCGACGGCCTCCTTGTTGGTGCTCGGATCAAGCACGTTGCAGAAGATGATTGGCTGACGCTGGAACAGCTTGAAATGCGAGTACATGACTTCGCAGATCGTGTAGGTCTTCCAGTCGTCGGAATAGCCCAGCTTCTTTACCGCGTCTTCCCAGTCGGTGCAAAGCACCGGGGTAAAGAGCGCGGCCGGGGATTCTGCGGAGTGAACCGGTGCTGTGCCGACAACAAACGGCACACCGGATTCAGCGACAACGGGCGTCGAAACGCTCGTTTTCTGCTCCCGCACATATACGCCATGCTTCAATGGTTACTCCTCCTTCTTTCTCCGGTCTGCCAGCTTGTGATAATTCACATAGAGCAGATTACCGGGTGTTTTGACTTTGATTCTTGCCTCGGATACCTGATCGCCGGGGATAACCAGCGTGGCAATCAGCGGATATTTCTCAACCGCTGCCGAGATCTGTGCGAGCGCGTCCTGCTTGTCTCCGTACAGGATACGCGCCTGCTGGATCGTGCCGACGATGCTCGGCCCGATGTACATACAAAAGCCGGCGCTTTTCGCACCGGCCTTGCCTTTGGCTTTTACCATGCAAATGCCTCCCTGTTGACACTGGGGATTTTCCATACCGACACCAGCTCCGCGCAGAAGTACGGTGCGGTGTTGTCGGTGTAGTAGAGTGTGGACAGCTTCTGTGAGAGATCCAGCGCAAACTGCTTGGCAATTACGCCGTGCATCAGAAGCTCTTGACGGAAATGCTCGACCGTCGTAAGCAGCCGCAGCGCACCTTCCTGATCGTCTTCGCTGTACACGCAGAAAAGAGAGCGGACCTCAACGCTGCTGTCCGTCGGCTCGCCGGGCTTCTGCTCATCTTCGCCAGTGACGATCTGATGCAGAATGTACGGCGCTTTCGAGGTCGCGGATTTGACATCGGGCAGACGCTGGCGGTAGACCAGCGGCGGGCGCTCGGCAGGTTCTTCCTCGTCGCCCTTCTGCCGCCGCACGGGAAGGAGCGTTTCGCGCATGACCTCATTCGTGAAGCTCGTGAGCGCGTCCAGTAAATTCAGCCGTGTCATACCGGCACCCATCCTTTCACAATCGCATCAACCTCATGTATCAGTCTTTCCTCAAACTTGTCCATTGCCTGATCTGTAAGACTTTCAGCCACGTCCTCACCGCCTACCATTTGGGGAACAGACGAACCCATGATTTCCTTGATCGCTGCGCCACCGTTGCCCATCCTCCCGCCGGTCCGCTCAAAAATACCCGTATGAGTCTTGCCACCGGTTCCTGCTTTGACTGTGGCAACAAAGGCGTTATCAAACTTAAACGGAGCTGTTGAAAGAAGCTGATGACCAGCCGCGGCAATGCCCGGATGAACCGGACGAAGATTGCCGTTGACAATGGCCATGACGGTCTTATCGGGATTGACCGTTGGTTGGCTCGGTGATGCGCCGCCATAGCGGAATAGGGGGATTTTGTTGCCACGAAATGAGATTTTTGCTTCTACGCCGTTGAAATAGCGATAGCTAACCTTGATGTTCTGCTCCGCGCGAATAGCTTTTCGGGAAATGTCGTATTTTTTTCGAATCTCTCTCGTGCTTTGCGTCCGAAGATACGCGGTTGCGCGAGCCATCGCTCGCTTCATTGCTGATTCCATGCCACCCGGAAACTCTGCAAGCCTTTGCTCAGCCTCCTGCAACACCTCTGGTGATACAATAGCTACACGACAGGAAAAGCTATCCGAGTACGGGTTGAAGTACGCTTTGGAATGCTTGCTCATTCGTTGAACGCCTCCAGTTCCACGCGAAGCAGGCCCAGCTCGCAGACCGACGAGGCGACGTAGAAGCGTCGGAAGAAGGTAGCGTCATCGGGATCGCTGATCTCCATGCGCGTCCCTTTTTCCGGTTGGTTGCCGCCGAGATCCTGAATCCTGCAATGCAGCACGGACGAAACGAGGAACAGCCCCTGAATATGATCGCTCATAAGCTGGCGGCGGTCTTTCTCTTTCAGTCCGGACAGCACAACCGGAATGCCAGCGTGATCCTCGCCGTCGTATGTCACGCCGTCGTAGACCACGATCCGCTTCTCTGCAAACTCGTCGAGGTTCATAAAGGTTCGCGCATTGTCACGCGCGACCATGTCCTTGAATTTGCTCATACCACCGGCGCGGCGGCGCTCAGATCAAGAAGATCATCCTCACTGATTTCCTCGCCCGGCTCGACGGGCACGGCGACGATTGCCGCAATCAGGTCATCTTTCTTGCGGAGCTTCGCCGTTTCAATGCCAAGCTCGGCGGCAAGTTCCTTGAGCTGCGCCACCGTCATTTCCTGCAGCTGCTCCGTGTCGAGATGGGCTTCTGCGTCGCTCTCTGCGCCGTTTTCTTTGTTGGGCATATCGGCGCAGGGGGCTGCATCGTTCCTGCCCGTGCTGGCGCTTGCAACAGGCGCTTCGTCTACTTCACGGACGATCGCTGCGACGCCGAGCGCAACAAGACGCTGCTCGACCTCCGGTGCGGCTTCAAAGAAGCCGTCGTCCGGAGTATATACGCGCTTGCCGATGCGGGTAGCGCCAGAAATCATTCTTACCATACGCCGTTCCCTCCTCAGGCGAGGACGTTCTTCGCCACACGCCACGGATTGCTGCGGTTCGGCACGAACAGCGGACGGCAGGAAAGCTGCGTCTCGCGCGCAGGCGGACGGATGGTGAAGATATGCTGGGGGACGCGCTTACCGGCGTAAGTATGGAAGTGGCCGTCCGTTTCCATCTGCGTCACGGCACCGTACAGACCGCGTCCGACATTGGGCGCGATAACGATGACTGTGCCATCAGGTACATAGGCTACATCGCTGCCGCTGTCGCCGACGTAGGTGCCATCCGACACAAGGATGGGCATCACGCGGCCCTTGAAGTTGAACGAGCCAATCTGATAGACGAATTCGGTCAGCTCGGTCGGGTTGATGCGTCCCATTTCCGCACGGCGGTTGTCCAGCATGGCAAGAATCCAGCCGTCTTCCATCAGGAAGTCGCCGACGTCCTGCGCCACGACAATTTCACGCGCAGGGCGGCCGCTCTGCGTCAGCTCGTGAATCATGGCACAAATATCGTCATACCAACTGCCGGGGGTCCACTTGCCGTCGGCGTAGGTGCTGTGCGTCCACTTGGCGGACGGTGTGAACTGCGTCGGGTTGTTTGTGCCGTCATAGAACTGAACGCCGATGTCTTCGTAGACGTCGGCACGGTCGGTGCGGTGGCGCATGGTCGTGCCGTTGTTCAGAATGGTGTTGACGGCGAGCAATTCTTCAGAACGGGAAATTCGAGCAGAAAGCTCTGCCAGATCGCTCACAAGGAAGTGGCGTTCACGCTCGGCGGGAGTCGCCTGAGAGAGCAGGGATTCGCCGAAGCCGCGGTTCTGAAGCTGGTCAAGCGTCAGAGGCATGGAAACGGCAATGTTCGCCGGTTCGAGTTCTGCCGTGCTGAAGCCGTCACGGGTGCCGGGAATGGAGCCAATGCGCGGCAGTACGAAGGGCGCTCGCTTCTGCTTTTCTTCCTTGTAGTCCGCAAGGACACGGGAGGTGCCGAAGATGTCCATCGCGTTGTCGGTCGGGAAGTAACGGTTTTTGAAGAACGACTGCTCCAGCGGAACTTCGCGCACCGCTGCGAGCATGAAATAAGTGCTGTAAATATCCATAGTTTCAGTGCCCTCCTTACATCACGTCGGTGAGGATGATGTTGTAGTGGCGCAGCGCATCCTCGTCGTCAGCAGACAGCGTGTGACCAGACTTTACGATCACAGCAGAGCGGTTGAAGTTGCCGCAGCGATAAGCGACGGCGACAGCGTCCGCCGTCTTACCGACGGTCACATCGTCTGCAAGCACACAGTACGGCGTCAATACCTCGGCGGCTACCGGCGAATCGCCAGTTACGGCCGCCTGCGCGGTCGTGCCAAGGATGACGCACTTACCGTCGCGGCTGGACATGGCGAGGATCGTGCCACGCTTGTAGGTTGTTTCTGCGCTGCCTTCCTTGCGGATGGTGATGCCGAACGCTTCTGCTGCCGGGGACAGCTTTGCGATCAGGTTATCGACTGTGCAGCTGCTGATCGGGCGTACAAGATTCTTGTTCATGGCTTACTTGCCCTCCTTCTTCTTCATAAAGGCTGCAACAGCAGCTTTCGCCGCTGCCTCGATGGCTTCCGGACTGCTTTCGTCCTTCTCGCCGCCCTCGCCATCCGCACCTGCGCCGGGTGCTGCACCGACGCTCCCTGCACCAGATTCCTCGGAATCCTTGTCCAGATTGGCGAGGAAACTGCGCCCCTGCTTTGCAGCAGCCTGTGCAGCACGATAGGCAAGCTCCTGCGCGGAGCATTTCTTCGCGCCGTACTTGGCTTCCTGCACCAGCTCATCGCTGAACAGAGCGGATACCTCGTCGATCTGCTGCATACGGCGCTCCTCAGCCTGCACCGCTTCGGTGACGGCGGCATTGGTATCAACGACCGCACGTGCGTCCGCCTCCACCTCAGCAACCAGTTCCGGGTACTGTGCCCGGAGTTCTTCCTTGGTCATGGAATTTCCTCCTTTTTCACCGCCTGTGACCACAGGCTGATTTTCTTCTATCGCAGCCGACGCTTTCGCGTCGGGTGTGACCGTAGGGATATTTTTCGGCAGCGTCATACCGGGGCAGAGGTGCATTGCGCGCCCGCCCACAAAGAGCGTGCGGCCGTTCGCACTCGCCGCAATCTGAACCGGCTCGGAGTCCTCGATGACCTCGTCAGCAAAGCCTTTTTCCACAGCTTCCTTGCCGGTCATATAGGTTTCGTCGCTCATCATATGACTGATAACTGTATCGCTCATGCCGCTTTTGCGCTTGTAGATGCTGACCATTGCCGTGTCATAAGCGTCCATCGCTTCGGCGCTCTTTCGCAGATCATCAGCGTTGTATCCGCCAAACAGGAACGACCAGCCTTTGTGAATCATCACGAGAGAGGACGGGTTGACCTTGACCGTATCGCAGGCGCACATGATGACGCTTCCCGCGCTCATGGCCACACCGTCCACAATGCAGGACAGGTGCGTCCCCTTCGCCGCAATCTCGCGCAGCCGGTTATGAATCACAATGCCGACAACTGCGTCACCGCCGTAGCTGTTCAGCCGAATCGTCACGTTTTTGCAGCCTTCCACTGCTGCAAGGTCCTTTAAGAACTCGTCCTGCGCAATGTAGCTGCCTTCCTTCTTTTCGCCTGTCCACCAGTCTGTCGGCCACTTTTCCACAACGTCGCCGTACATCTGGATTTCGGCATTTTCGCCGTCCGTGCTTGCCAGCGCATAAAACTTACGCTTGATGTTGAATTTAGGCATTGCCTTCGCCGTCCTTTCTCATGTTGCTTTCGGAAATTGCATCCTCTTTTTGGTGTGCCGTGCTTCCAGCGGCTTTCAGCAGCTCGTTTTCGAGCTTTAACTGCTCCGCATTTTCCTCCCAGTCGCCGCCGCCCAACTCGCGGGTGATCTGCTCGTGGGTCTTTACACCACAGGTTGTCAATGCGATTGCCGCTTCTGCCTCCTTCTTTGGGTCTAGCTGGCCCTGCACCGGTCCAATCCACCGGGCACTGCACCATGCCGTGCGGACAAGCGGGTCATCAAAAAAGCCAGGAGCTTTGATGCGGCCACGGGCTACGGCTTCTGCAAGCCATGTCTCATATACAGGCTGGCAGAATCGGTCGACCAGCCACGTCCTGCGCATTTTGAATGCTTCCCATGCTTCCAGCAATGCGCCTCGGCTGGCAGAATAGGAACTGTCAAACTCTTTAAGCAGCACGTCATAAGGGATTTCCAGAGCCGCGCCAATCATGCGGCAGATTGCCTTGACAAAGACCTCAAAGCCCGCCGTGGGGATATTCGGATTGCCGAAGACGACTTTCTCGCCGGGAGCGAGGTGTGCTACTGTACCCGGCCCCATTTCGTACTCGTTGGGGTCGGCGGAAATGTTGTTCGCACCGGAGCCGTCGGGATTGCCGGTCGGAACGCCGGTAATGTCGCCCGCGCCGACCTCGTTGAAGGGCGTACCGGACTGATCGGTTTCCGTCTCAATCCACGCCGTGAAGAAGCTCTGCACCAGCGCCGCCATCAGCTCCGATTCCGTGTAGCGGCGAAGCTGCAGCAGCGGCTCAATGACCTGCGCCAGATACGGGACGCCGCGGTACTGATCTGGCCGCTCGGACATCATAATGTGCAGAATATTCGGAAGCCCTGTGTGCGTGCCGTAGGCAAGTACACGCGTCCATTCGCGCTTCTCTTCCAGATTCGTAAACAGCGGGTAAGTATTGCAGACGTGGTACGCCAGCACACGACCATTGCCGTCAATCTCTACGCCATCGTAGACCTTATGCCCCGCGCCCGGCTTTCCGCTTGGGATTTCACCGGCTGACAGATTCAGGAGAGAAAAGCCGCCATATTCATCTGGTGTGCAAATGCGATCTGCTTCCAACAGGTGGACGCGCAGAGAATACGGATTCAAAGCTGTTGGCTCATATCGTTTGAACAGAGCAAAGACGTCGCCAGACATCAGCCACGCCGTCAATGCCTGTTGCTGCAACCCAGCAAAGTTGTTTAAGCCGATTGCATCGCAGTTCTGCGGCTTCGAGGCCCATACGCAGAATTCTGCTTCTGTTGTGCGCTGCCACAACTTCGCTGCTTCCGGTGTCATTCCAAGTACGTCGCGGTCAATGGACGATTTCAGACTCAAGCCCGTACCGACGACCTTTGTTCGGTTGGTGTTGATTGCACTCGTTGCCACAGGTGCAGCCATATAAAGCATTCGGCTCCGCTGCCGAAGCGTACAGTTGTTCTGATTGATGTCCTCCTGCGGCGATCCGCTCGACGGCGTGAAGCCCCGCATCGCTCTTTTTGTCGTACTGGCGCCAGCTTCGCTGTAGCCCCTTGCCGATACACGCCGGACAGTTACTTTTTCGCTCAATGCTTTCGCCTCCTGTGAAATAGAAAACGGACACTCTGGCGGCGAAAGGAGAAAACTCCGCCGGAGCGCCCGTGCAAAAGCCCTTCCGGGCGAATTGCTGTATTTATCATTTTCGTGACCTCACGAAAATGCTCACCAATCACGGGGGATGACGCCGAATGCCTTGCGGCGCTTGCTGCCGTTCAGCTCCGAGGTCAGTTGATCGATCTCATTCTCCATCTGCTTAATTTCTTCCGACAGCGCCGGGAGATCAAAACGGGTGAGCTGCCGGTCATCGATCATGTAGGATTTCACGCCGCCGTCTACCAGCGCCGTGTATGCGTCGTAGAGCTTTTCAAGCGCCGCTTCGCGGAACGCAAGCCGCTTCTCAATGATGATTCTGCTTGCCATAAAACACGCTCCTTACCAATCGTCGTAGTATTTCTGCCTGCCGCGCTGCGCCGTGCGGCGCTTCGGCGGTGTGATGTTCGCCGAGGGCGGAGCAGGCACACGGACACCGGAGGCGGCCTTGATCTGGCGGTCAATCTCATCAAGATTCTTCGGCAACGCCTTAAATGCGGCAAGCGCGTAGTTGCGGCAGTCCAAAGGCTCGTTGCGCTCGTGTCCGGGAATCTTCTTCCACGACCACGGCTGCTTCTTATTCGGATCATAAACCTTCGTTTCCGACAGCAGCCCCGCAAAATAGGCGCTACCGTAATCGTCGCGCTTCGGGAAATGGCAATATTTCTGTCCGGGCGTCTGTACGCGCAGATTGTCCATGATGATTTCCTTTCCGGAATCGACGCCGAGCTGATATTGCCAGCAGGTGCCGAC